TTGCTTTTTTTAGCCGGGATTGTAACTTTTACCGGTTACGGCTACCAAAGATGGTTTGATACTGAGGTTAAAGCAGCCGAGATTCCGAATTTAAAACAACAACTAGATAAAATAAAAGAGGAAAATGCAGAGCTAAAGGTTGAAACTTCCGCATCTTTAAAAGAAAAGATTGTACTTGAGATAAAAAGAGTATTTGGATCAAAGGCTCAGGAAGCTATAAAAATAATCTCATGTGAGAATAACCCGGATAAACAAAATTATGATCCATACAGGATTAATATTAATAAAAATAATACTTTGGATTATGGTGTGTTTCAGATTAACAGTTTATGGGAAAAAGTGTACGGTCCAGAGTTTAAAAAAGACTGGAAGAAAAATATTGAAACCGCCAGGAAAATATTTGATCGGTCAGGATCATGGCAACACTGGTATAGCAGTGTTGAATGTCATGGATTGGTAGCAAATAAATGAGCAAAGATAAAATATGTCCGAATTGTGGTATAGAATTGATACAATCTTTAGGCGGTGTGGAAGCTCAAACTAATGAGGTTGTAGAAGTATGGATTTGTGAAAGATGTGATTACAAAATGGAGATTCGGGAAAAGATAAATGAAAATAATAGTAGAGTTTGATTTAAACGAACCACAATTAGAATCGGCAAAAAGATTGGCTAAATCTGAACCTGGATGGCATTATTGTGACTTAATTATCCGCCACAATGGAAAGGACATACGAGAAGAGGGAGATTTTATAAGGGCATTTTATAAAGAAATTAGAAAATTGAATAAATAATTATGAAACAGATTAAACCTACTACTGATAAGGGGCAGGGGAAATGAAACAAAGAAAATTTGATGTCAATTGTATAATTTGCTTATTTAATTATAATCGGAAATTAAAAAGTAAGATACACATTCATATTAGACCAGTGAGTGAAGGTGCAGAAATACAAACAAAGAAAGAGTTATTTAATATTATTTAACTATGATTAAACCTACTACTGATAAGGGGCAGGGGAAGGGGGTTAATTAGCTAGCGGTTATTAAGCTGGGAAGTTCGCTAGCGCCCGGCTTAATGACAAAAACTGTCTATTATAATTTAAGCGAGATTAATGGACTTCAAACAGACATAATGAGGTTAATTGATGTTTGGGCGCACCACAATAAAACTCCTATACCACTAAAAATAATCAAAGATCAAATGAAAGCGGAGGGGGTAATAGAACCTACAACTATTAAGGCTTTGGGTGTCCTCTTAAAGAAAGGATATATAAGGCGTGCTGTGACTATTTCCAACAAATCGTATTTTGTTATGTTGAGAAAAGTGGTTTGACTTAAAATAAACCTACCCTCTACCCTTAACTAAACCAAACTCTTAAAAAAGGAAGAACGGTAAAAAAATGACCCTCAGACAAAAAGCAGCAATCAAGAAAGTGGTGGAAAACGGTGGAATTGTTAGTAAAGCAATGAGAGATGCTAAATATTCTCCTAAAACCGCAAAAAACCCTAAAAAGCTAACTCAATCTAAAGCGTGGATGCAACTCATGGAGCAATATATCCCTGATGGTAGCTTACTTAAAAAACATAAGGAAGCCTTAAATGCTACTAAACCAATAGGAGCGCAAATACTTATTGATAAAGATGGGGAAACTATAAATAAAGAAAATGAAGGTATGATAGAAGTACCGGATCAGGTTGTTAGACTAAAAGCAGTTGAATTAGGATATAGAGTCAAAGGCAAACTTCGACCAGAGGAAGGAGCGAGTATAGAGGCGAAGATACTGGTAATTCCAAGTGAATTGATAAAGAAATATGATACACCAATTACACCAGACACAATCAATAGTAGCGCAAGATAACCATGATTTTAGAATAGTTGATTGTGGTAGGCAGTGGGGCAAGACTACACTCGCAGTCGAAGAGATGAAGGCTTGTGGATATTATAAAAAGGTTTATCCAAATGTTCCACACAATGAGATAGCGTATTTTGCAACAACATTCGATCAGGCTAGGAATATTGCATGGGCAATGCTTAAAGACTCAACCCGCTCCGCATGGGATAGACCTCCAAATGAATCAAGGTTGGAATTATGGTTAAGGACAAAGCATGGTGAATTATCAAGGATTACTTTAAGAGGGTTTGAGAATATTGAAACAGCAAGAGGTCAACAATTTGATCTATTAGTTATTGATGAAGTAGCTTTTATGAGGAATTGGAAATATGCTTGGCAGTCTATTCTTGAACCAACACTAGCTTTTAGAAAAGGAAAAGCGTTATTCATTAGCACTCCACAAGGTTTTAATCACTTCTACGATTTATATAATTTAGGACAAAAAGAGGATAAATTCTACAAATCATGGAAGTTTACCAGTTACGAAAACCCTTTTCTTGATAAAGAAAGAATAGAGCAGGCTAAACTCACAAGTACACCTGATTACTTTGCCCAGGAGTATCTTGCAGACTTCAGAAAATATGCTGGACTTGCTCTTACTCAATTTCAAAGAGAAATACATCTTATTGAAGCATTTGAAGTACCTAGCGAATGGCAAAGAGGTAGGGGGTTTGATTATGGTTCAAAAGATCCGACTGCCTCACTTAGAATTGCGATTGATAACGATGATAATTGGTTTATTGAAAGAGCATATAAACAAAAAGAGTCTACAATTCAAGAACACGCAACAACTATACTTGCCCAAGATTATGGATTAGGTTTTATGCCTATATTTGGTGATCCTTCAGGCGATCAATGGGAGAAGGAGTTTAAACAATATGGACTTAATATAACCCCGGCAAGTAAAGAAACAGGTCAAAACGCTCAAGGATATGTTGCATTTACCATTGAAACAATCAACGAAAGGCTTAAACCAATTCCCGGACATACGGTTAATTTACCAAATGGAAAAGTTATAGAAAATGCTCCTAGATTATTTTTCTTAAATACTCCTGAGGTTATGATGGCAGTCAAAGAAGCGGAGTTATTAAAGTGGAAAGAAACAGCACAAGGACAAACTCTACCAATTTTAGATGAATATGTAGATCCTGACGGACATTGTGATTTAATGGCTTGTTTAAGATACTTTGCAGTTAGTTATATAAAACCTAAGCCCATTAACTATAATGATGATCCAGGTGGGGTCCAGCCATATATTGAAGGCATTGGTTGACTATAGATAAAGTATTCCTTTAATCTCTAAATTATGGCTGATAATCCAATTGTTGAAGACAATCTTGAGTTGCAGATGCTCCTAAACATAAAAGAAGAAGGGTATAACTACCGCGAGAGGCGTGAAGAGGATTGGCGGGAGAACTACGAACTCTATAGAGATAAAGTTACAATAAATCGCTTAACCCAGCGTCAATCCGTAAACCTCCCCCTAATGAAAACTACTCTAAGGACTTTACTTAAAGATATTGATGATATGCCTATTATTCAATTTGAGAATTTGGACAACGACAAGCAAGCCGAGTTGTTTCAGAATGAGTTTTGGAAAGTAACACTTGAGCAAAACAACGCTGAGATACAAGATATTGTAGATAAAAAGCAGGATTTCTTCTTTGGTAGGACTTTTGACTCATGGCAGATAGAGGATGGTAGGATAATCTTTGATGTTGAAGACCCGGAAGACGTTTTAATTCCCCGTTTTATGAACCCATATGATATTGATTCTGCTAGATCACTTACCCATATCAATATTTTTAAACCACTTAGCAGCCTTAAGAAAGATCCCGATTATAATCAGGATGAGGTTAGAAAGCTGGAGGAGTTCTTTAGGTCACAAATGGGAATAGTTAAGGCTAAAGATAATGAAAATGCCTTGCAACAAAAGAATAAAAAGATGGCTGATATGGGGGTTACTGACATAGATGATCCAGTGCTTGGTGAAACCTATGTACAATTAACCATGACTTATGTTTATAGGGATAAAGGAGAGAAATGGACTGATAATATAGATGGCAAGAAATATACAACCGAAGATGAGCAAATCTTTCTTTATGTAGAGGCTGAAGAGCAAACTATCTTAATGAAAAAGCCTCAAGAGAAGATAATCGGAGTAACAAAAGACCACTATTGGAGAAACCACTATAGATACAACACATGGGGTGATGATATAGACAAGCAGGACTTCTGGACTGATGGGATAGCGGATATTGTTAGAGTACCTAATAAAGTGCTTAATTCCTGGTTTTCACAGTTAGTTGAAAATAGAACGCTTAGAAACTTTGGTATGCACTACTATGATTCATCACTCAAAGCGGAAGGTTTTATACCTAGTACATTTAATCCTGTCCCTTGGGGCTGGTATCCAGTCCCTGGTAAACCTTCAGATGTGCTGCAAAAGGTAGATATTCCTGATTTATCAGAATCCTTAGATGAGATGGCATATGTAACAACTATGATTGAAAAGGCCACAGGGGCTACAGCCACACAACAGGGAGTAGAAACTAAAGCTCAAACTACTTTAGGGGAGGTACAACTTGCCCAAGGAGAAGCAAAGGCTAGGACTCAGGGTATGTCTAAGTTCTATACCGATGCTTGGAAACAAAGGGCTACTAAGTTTCTAAAGCTTATAGAAGCCGCTTCTGACCGCTTGGATGCTGTCAAAATCTACCACCAAGGTAAAAACACTGATAATGTCTTTGAACGGGAGATAAGCCCTAAAGATTGGATGACAAAGGCAGGATATAGAGTAAAAGTATGGAGCCAGGATGAGAAGAAAGCCAATGATACTGACTCGCTTACTAAGTTAAACGCTGTTATGATGAATATGGCTGATAATCCTAAACTTAGGGAAGTTTATCAAAGGAAATTGCTTGAGTTTGCAGACTTAAAGCCTGAAGAAATAACTGAGATCATGCAGTTTGAAGAGCAAAAGCTGATGATGTTAGGTAATGGACAGATGGGACTACCACCTCAAATACCAGGGCCAGGACAACCACAGCCTCAAGCTCAGCCTATGATAGGAGGATTCCAAAGTGCTTGACGAAATTTTAGAGAAATCAGGGCTTAAATACGAACAATTAACTGCCCTGGAGAAAGAAACGCTTAATACCTGGATGGATGCCCTCCAAAAAGGCCAGGTAAGTATAGAAAAGGTTAGAGAGTATATTGGTTCAATGAAAGAGGCGGTTGAGCAAGAACTTACAAAGTTTGACTTAGATCCGAACCAAGACCTATTCTTAAAAGCAAGATTGCGCAATTATATGTTATTGGATGCTTATTTAAGTACACCTGAAAGAGCTAAGGAGCAGATAGAGAACGCAATTTCCCAAATGGTAAGGAAGTGATAGACATGAAACACGGAAAACATAAATTGACATCATCTAAAGCTAAAGAAATTCTTAGACATGGATCAGTTAAAGGACATAAATTAACTGCAAAACAAAAGAGATTTATGGGAGCAAGAGCAGGTGTAAGCCTAGTTCGTAGAAGGAAAAAGAGGAAGGCTTGACAGTAGATAAAAAACTTATCTAATCTATAAATAATGAATCCAGATTTCCAAGAAGTCCTAAATAAAATTCTCGCTAAAACTCCCGAAGAGCTTAATGAACAGGAAAAAGCCTTCCTAAGAGCCAGAAGTTCATATCTTAAGAAAGCTCAATTAGAAGAATATGATAGTATATTAAATCCTAAACCAGAAATATATGTTGCTAAAAAGGATAGAGAAACCAAACCTGCTAAAGAGCAGACGGTAAAAGAAAATGTTAACACCAAATAAACCCACACCTGAAGAGTTAAAAGCCAAAGAAGAGGAAGCAATCAAAGCTGCTGAAGAGTTAGAGGGCAGACAACAGATCCCACCAGACGAGGAAGAGGAAAAAAAAGAAGAACCAACTGAAGATGCAGGTAATGAACTGGAAGAAGAAGCAGGA